CATGGATATTACCGTCAATAGCAGCCGTAATTGTCCTCTCAAAACCAGAGTAATCCTCCTCTGCTGCAATCCCTATAGGGGCTTTAGCAAAGCGACCACTTTCATCAATAGAACCAATCCTACTTTGGATGCCCATAAGGGCTCCTCGTTGAACGTCGCTGATCTGATTGCTCTTTAATAAGGTCTGTGATGCGAGGGATAAGGAACGAAAGGACTCTGTAGCTGAGCTCGTGTTCAAGCTAATACCAAGTTCGTCTAGCTTCTCGCTTGTTATGCCTATTTGAGCAAAGGCATTATTAAAAGCTGCTTGCTGATCTTCAACAGTCCCGTGCGTAATGATGTTAGCAAACAGACTGGTTTGTTGATTAAGAGCTTTAGCGGAATTAGTGATTTGCTTAGAGAGTGTCGCCTGAGGCTTCGCTATTTGCGAGCGCAGTGTCGCTAGTTCTTTCTTACCCTCAACGGAACCAAAGAGCTTGGCGTTGCCATACAGGGAATAAGAGGAAGCTTCATTGACTAGTTTTTCAGCTTGCACGTATTTCTCTTGCTCTATTAGTAATAATGCTTCCGCAGAAATAATACCACGAGCCTTTGTAGAGCGTTCCTTGGGAGAGATGCCTAGAGTTTTATATTGATTGATTGCATAATCAAGACCGCTTGCAACACCCTTCTCTTTCATCATCGTAGAGGCATCTGCTGAGATGAACATCTCCGTCTGCTCTTCGAGGTTTTTGGTATAGAGAGATGCAGCCTCGTTTTGCATATCATCCACAAGGGCTCCCGAAAGAGCTCTAAGAGCGTCCTCTCGGTGTGCGTCTCCTCCGAACTTATCCATTAACTCTTGGTCAAACTTTTGGCGTTCTTCTGCTAAACGTGCTGTAAACTCATTTACAGATGCGAGTCTTTCTTGTTCTGAATTTCCAGTAGGGAGAGGTTGAGTACCAGCTAATTTTAAGAACTGCTCCCTCATCTTGTCTTTGTTTAAAGCAAAGTGTCTTTTTGCAATGCCGTATTGATAAGCTTTATTAAACCCAAGGATGCCTTTAGATTCCTTATCTTGCATAGCGTCTGCGAGATCAGCTTGAGAAGCAGCCTTAGCTCCCATATCCATAGCAATGTTATTGGCTTGCCCTAGGACTTGAGGGGTTTGTCTAAGGGCTTGCGCTAGTTGTAACGCTGAGTTGGTCTTTGGCGTAGGTGCAACAGCCACATTATATTGTCCTCCACGTGCTGCTGTTGGTGATAACGCTGGTGTTCCTAGGTCTAGTTGTACTTGTTTACGCATTATTATTTAAGAGTTGAATAAGTGGACATTCCTGTTTGAGCACCGCTAATAGCAGCCCCAAGGTAATCAGGCTTTTCGATAGGTCTGTTAATACGAAGCATGTTGTTAGTGAAACTGAGCCCAGCATTATCAAGCTGCATGCTACGCCCTACATCGTTCATTTGGAGCTGTTGCTGTGTAGCAAAGTTGTAGCTAGCCTCTTCTCGTGTCAGGTCGTTAATAAGAGCATCAACACTAAGTCCTGCTACTCCTGCTTCGCCAGCACTTACTCGTGCCGTTGCTCGTGCCTCGCGAGCTTTACGAGTGGACTCTTGAATTCTCTGTGCGGCTGCTACTTCCTCTTGTCCTTGCTGAACACGCATAGAGGACACTTCTTGAAGGTAACGCTGACGTTCTGCCGCTGAAGCGTTTGCTTGAACTTTTGCCTGAGTCTTTGCTTGCTGCCGTTGCCCTGCGATGGTCATACCCGCTTGAGCGCCTCCTATGAGAAGACTTGCTTTGGCGGCTGTGCTTAGACCAGCGATGGCTGTTCCAGCGGAACTTGCGGCAGCACCTACGGCTGCTATTAATGGAGGACACATATTATTTAGAGGGGATTATAAATTCAAAGAAGGGTTGATTACTAAAGGTAAGTTTACGAATGAAGATTGCTCCACAGAATTTGAGCCACTTTAGGGCTACGTGGTTGTCCTCATGGACGAAGTTAAAGGTTGCGCCATAAGGCTTGGTTAGTCGTTGAGTCCACTCACGGGACGCTTTAAGGAAGTCATAGGCATTATCAGAAACACCATCAGTGCCAAGACACCAGATGTACGCTTGGTCAGCTACCTGTCCTACGCCAAACATAGCAAAGGGAACATCATCAGAGTCTAAAGCCGTAAGTGTCACGTCATCATTCTCAAAGCCACTTAAAAGAGACTGACGGGGCTCGTGACCCATACAGGCAACCTCTATCTGGTCTGCTTTACGCATGTACGGATAGATGCGCTCTATGTGGTCGTGGGTAGCAACAACTACCTTACAAGACCCGTGGGTACTTAGGACTTTATCCATATTATTTTTTACGGCGTTTATATGCACGAGTTAATAGAGGCTTAACGTAATGAGGGATATCTTCTTCATAATATATTATTTTGGTGTTAAAATAATCGATAAATTCATCTAAGATGGAATCTAAGTTGTTTTCCTTAGAAGTCTCTAAAACAACAGACGTAGCTATATTTTTAAGTTCAGCAGGAAAGGCCTTTTGGTTAATATTTAGACCCAAGCTGTAAATTGTTGTGAGGTTATTTCGTTCTACTAAAATACCACCAATCTTTTTATCTTTTACATATAAATCGTTTGGGTTTTGAAATTGGATGTCTATACCAAACATCTTAGAGAATAAGGCGCTTAGCTCTCTTCCGATCTCTTGTACAGCTATCTTACGCGCCTTCATTAAGCCTCGTCTAGTCACTCGAAGAGATAAAAATAAACCTCCTAAATCTGAGTGCCATTCGCGGTCTGGCTTACTAGTAACCCCTTGGGTTTGCCTTTCAGCTACTACCAATATGTCCTCACCCTCTACGTCCTCTAAGACGTAAGTGTGTGTGGATTTTATTTCTTTAACTTTTAAAATGTTAATAGCGTTATCCATATCGGTTAGAGCGGGAGTGAACAAAGGATTCAAACTCGGCGCTCTGGAATGTACTCGGAAGAGCACTCTCGTTTTCAATGGTGATAGTTGTATCCTGTGGTTTGGTGAACACAGGGAAGCGATAGAAGCCACTGTCGAGGCTCAAGGAGCCTAGTACAGATGAACCTACTACGTCAGGTGTAAAGATGTTCTCATAGGTGTCACGGAACTTAGGAGTTACCTTTACTTTGAAGTAAGCTGATTTGTCGTAGTACAGCGAGCCATTACGAATCATCATCTTGGCTGCATTAGAGGGACTCTTGCCGTTCCCCGCTTTAGCTTTGAAGAGCTGCTCAGAGAACGTGTACTTCATTGTATAAGGGAGTCCTACCCACACATCTGTATCGGAGGTTACAGGACTGCTTAGAGTGACCGTAGAGCCGCTATTGGTGCAGTTAAGGGCTAACCCATCAGTCGTATAGACTTCCACCGCGTTGTCCTCTGGAGTGTACGGCAGGGTGATTGTAGAGGAGCCAATGTCTACTGTGGTAGACACTCGACTGTCTAAGTGTGTAACATAACCAGCATTATCCTTTAAGCCAGACTCCAGAGGCATCTCTACGAGGTTCGTTTCGTCGTTATTGGCGATGACTGCGTAGAGGGTGGACTCGATGAACTCGATGCCTCGTATCTCGCCTGTGAAGGTAAACTTTGACCACGCACTAAGGACTTTCTGTTGGTTGTTCCAGAAGTAATTGTAAATGTATAGGGAGCCTTTTTCATTTCCAGAGAGAAGTGCAATAAGGTCTTCACTAGAAGAACCAGTCACCTTCTTAACATTAGAAGGTATGTAAGCGGGAACGTGCTCCGCTATATCCGAGGAGTCAAACGTATCAGTAGAAGCATTAACGGTATATTCCCTTATTCCCGTGAAAGCTCCTTTAGTATATGGAAAGTAAATATAAGAACCAAGCGCAAGAGGCTCAAACCCATCTACCATTTCAAAGTTTGTAACAGGATTGATAGAAACTGTTTTACTGGTAAGTATATCTCCAGATTTTAACGCAAACTGTCCTGCCTCAGAGAAAAGAATTAAATTCTCTTGGAAGCCTACCGCTGAACTAATATTGACTACATTTTTACTGGATACCCGCACGTCAATAGGAGCTGAGTCCAATAAAGTAGAGACGGTAGTTCGGAAGAAGTTAAATAACTCTCCAGCCTCCGAGAAGATAACAGCATCATTGCTGAGTATTCCTAAGCGATTTCGGTGAACGAATAGGCGGTTAATCTGTTGCCCTACAAAGGAAGGCATAGGGTTAGATTTATCATCTCCAGCCTGTCTGATTCCTAAGGTGGTGTCTTTTACAACAAACGAATTCAATTCATCATTAATAAGGCGATGAGGGAAAGTGCTTTTATCAATTCCTTCTGAAATATCAAAACCAGCTACTTCGTTATACGTTCCAGTACCAAAGGAGCTCCCATCGGCTGTCTCAAATTTAACGTAATAGTCATCTTGAGCGATTTCCGTATCTCCAATAACTTTAACTTGAAAATTGTTAAAGTTTCTGCTGGGGAGGTCTGTAATACTTGATACCTCTGTATAAGCTAAGGAAAGACCTTCATCCGCTAAACCATCTGAAGTAGATATTGTAAAAGAATCTCCATCATCGCGGCTAAACTTTACAACACTTCCTCGCCTTTCTCTATCAAAGTCTGTTGGAAAAGAACCAGAAACAGTATTATTAGTCCCACCCGTACCTCCACCCCCTAAACCTTGAGCAACACGCTCGGTTGATGCGTTTTGCCCTCCTTGGCTTCCATCTGCGGGGCCTGTGGTTACAGTTAAAGTCGCCACGCTGTTTGACGATGTTCCTCCTTGTATTGTGGTGGAGCCATATCTTTGTAGATAAATAGTTGAGGAACTAGAGAAAGATACGGATGTTAATTCGCCAGAGCTGTTTGTAGATATAGTTAAGGGTAGCGTAGAGGACGCTCCTTGACTCCCTTCCAGATAACGTAAAGATAGCGTCGAGGAGTTGTTAGATAGGTTTGCGGGATAACCAGAGCCAGCCGATAAAAGGTTTATACTTATTAGTTTTAACCCAATGCCCGTGGTAGTATTGTTATATGAATAAGACGAACCTGTGGTTATTACAAAGTACTCAGTGTCTACGCCTGTACCTTTAATATCTACGGGTTCTGTATCTAATGTTAGTACAGCTCCTTGCTCGCTACCGTCACCGAGAGACACTTGATATCTTTTTTCATAGTCACCTTGAATAACGGTAACAATTGCTTCTTCAACTAAATCCTCTGTTTTCTCTGTACTTTCTAATACTGTTACATTTGTATTCACGAAGAACGTACTGTCTCCTACCGATAAGGCATTGATATTCTTCTCAGGGGAGTTTGACGCATACAAGTAGTGGTTCGTGGGGATTGTCCAGCCACTTGTATATTCCACAGCATCATGCCAAATCGAAGCAGTAGCTCCTGAAATAATGTTGTAGGCATACATCTTAGTTCCAGTGTGTATAACTACATATCGCTCAGTCTCGCTTCGATTGACAAATTGAACTAAACTGTCCTCTTCAATTGCCTCCTGTAACAACCTAGCAATGTGCCGAGTGTTCGGGCGCTTCTTCAGTCCCTCTGCAACAGAGCTAAGAGCGTTTTCCTGCTCCTCACATTGACCATCAAAACGAGTGGCATCAGGTTGTTGAGAGACACCTTGGATAAGGTTAGGAACACTGGTGTTAATTAAAGCCATTAGATAAGATCGTAGTTACGGTTAATACCAATTCTGGTGGCTACGTCGTAGCTGTCAAATATAGTCCGATCAGAACTGCCGCTATCGAAGTCCATGAGAGCCGCATAAGCTTTGTATTCATCCCTCGCGATAAGTGCTTCTAGCTCACGGGAACCAATGATGCGTCCTTGGAACACACGAGAGGCACGCAGTACAATATAGCGACGAGCTGGTTCTGGTAGAGAGTCCCAATCTAGGAGACGTGTTTGGTTCACTTTGAGATCCTTGGTGAACACTGTGGTGTTATTAGAACGATCAAAGAGGCTTAAACCGCGCTGTACGACATCTATTGAAGTGTCGATGGGGTCTAGCTCAAGGATGTCCTCTGAGAGAGTTATAGCGCCATCCCCAGCAGGGCTCAGGGATACATTTACTTCTGTGTTGAATTGCCAACCATCTGACTGAACCGCGCGACTAATCTCATCAAGAGCAGAGATAGCTGTAGCAGCGGAAACAGGGAGTGCGTTGGTGTTGCTGATACTGTTCACAGGTGACTCACCAATGTGTCCTAGCATCGAATTTACTGCTTCTAGTTTAGATGTCAGAGTAGGCATATTATTTTATAAAGTTAAAAGGGTTAAAAAGAGCCCCAAGGGGATTGTCCCAAGGGGCTCAATGATTAAGTGTTAATTACTATGCAGGAAGAACCTTCACAGCGCACTCAGGGCGAAGTGGCGCGTGCCCCATTGCATATTTAGCAACGAACAATGTACCTTGGCGTTGGATTTGGTACTCACTTTCAGTAGCCAAATCAAGCAACTTAACAGTACCGATAGCTTCCTTAGTACCTGCAAGGAATCCCTTAGCAGATGCTGTGCCGCTAAGAGCGGAGAAGTCACCGTTGTAGCCAGCACCGCCAGCACCGAACACGTCATTGTTCGCAGCACCGTCATCAGTAGCAACAGCAGATACGTCACCAAGAGAGATAACGCTATCAAGGTGGTTGCTCTTGAAGAGGTTGATACCAGCGACCTGAGCGATCTTACCAGTTGCAACATTACCTACACCACCAGTGTCACGATTGATCGCAACGTTGTCGGAAGTAAGGAGAGTGTAGTACTGAGAAGGAGTCAGAACTGCGAAACGACCTTCGTCTGGAGCGTCTTTCTCGTCAAGAGAGCGAGCAACAGCGTAGAGCGAGTCAACAAGACCAGCAGCAGTGTCAGTAGTAGCACCAGAGATGCTTGTACCACCGTTACCACCGATAGGCGATGTACCACC